CGGGCGAAAACTTTGCCGCGCAGGTCTTTGAACCGTTTGTGAGTTGGAATAGGAAAGGCGTCAGCCATCTCGATCGCTCCAGTTGATCGGTTGGTTAGGGCGAAGCGGTGCTCGCAACACCGTTTCTGCCCGTCCTTTCTATCATAAATAGCTGAAAATGCAAAAGAACACGCCCGTTCATGGGCGGTGCTCATGATCGAAAGGATATGACGATGGCCATTACCGCCGCGTATGGTTTTGTTAACACCTCCAACATGGTCGACGGCCAGTTGATCCAGGGCATTTGGGATGGCGATGACGCCATTTCCATCGCCCCGCTTGCCGACAAGGGCACCATGCTGATTGGCGCCGATGGCTCTGCCATGTTCAGCGTCTCGGCCAACAAGGGCGCGACGATCACGCTTCGCCTGATGCACACCAGCCCGACGCACCGCCTGCTGATGCAGAAGCTCAAGCGCCAGCAGGCTCTTGCGTCTCCGGCGGCCGCCTTCCCGGTCACGGCGTTCGACACCTCGAGCGGCGAGGGCGGCACGGCAGACAAGTGCTTCATCCAGTCCGCTCCGACCGACACCAAGGGCACCAATGCCACGGTGCGCGAGTGGGTGCTCGTCACTGGCGAGTTCGTCCCTGAAATCCCCAACGCCTAAGAGGTGATCTGTGGCTGAAAAGAAAATAGCAGGGATGACGATCCGCGTTGATCGTCCTCTCGCAACCGAAGCGCTTAAGCTTCAGGCTCGCCTGATGCACGCTGCTGGCGGTCTGGCTGAAAAGCTCCCTGCCATTCTTGCAAGCCGCCGCGAAGGGGCAAGCGAGGAAGAGAAGGCGAAGGCGGACGCGGAAGCCCTAACGGCGATCACTGGCATCTTCGGACGCATCACCCCGGAAGCCTATGCGGCTCTGGTCGGCGATATCCTGTCGCTGGCGAAGGTTCAGCGCCCGTCCGGTGTCTATGACCAGATGGACCTTGACGGCGATTTCTCGACCAACCTCGGGGCAATCATCCCCGTTGCGGTCTTCGTTCTGAAAGAGGTGTTCGGGGATTTTTTCTCCGCCGCCCAGGCGAGTGGAAACCGCGCCAAGACGGCGACGGCCTAAGCTCTGCCCAGATCAAACGGATCGCGCCAAACCTCGATATGTGGCTTTGGCGTCCGATCCTTTCAGACCCGCCGGTCTATACGCAGGCGGATCTGCGGTCTTGGGTGACGCTCTCCGATGTGATGGATGCTCACGAGGCATTGGACCTCAAGGCGGCGATGCAGGAAAAGGCAGCCCAGGCGCGAAAGGCTACTTGATCAGCCCGAGAGCCTTGGCCGTCGACCGAATTGCAGTGCACTCAGCTGCGCTTGGGGGCTGTGCAGTCATGACAACATTTGTGATGAAGCCGAGCGCTTCCAGAGAGTTCAACCCCGCTTCGGCAAGGTGCTTGTCCATGCCGGATTGGTCAAGATTATAACCGCAATCATCTGCGGAGCTGATGATCTTGCCCGCGCCCATAGCGGCGCTCAGGTCGTATTCTTGAGCCACTGCCACGCCCGAGCTGGCGACAATAGCGGCAAGAGCAACAGTAAGTTTCATGTCCAATCTCCGGTTGACGTGCGCTTGAAGATGCGCCCGACCTGAAAGGTTTTCAAGTCATGGCCGTGGTCGACGAATTGGTGGCAATCCTTGGCTATGAGGTCAAAGGGCAAGAAAAGCTACGACAGTTCAACCAGTCGATCGAGACTGCAGCCCGTCGCCTGACCATGTTCGCCGCTGCGGCTGCCACGGCGGCGGCTGGCGCTGCCGCTCTGCTTGGCCGGTCGGTCATTCAGACATCCGCGCAGTTCGAAAGCTTTCAGGCCACGCTTGAGACTGTCGAAGGGTCATCCGAGAAGGCTCGCGCTTCTCTCGACTGGATCAGCGATTTCGCAAAGAAGACGCCTTTCGAGGTTGAAGAGCTTACGCGATCCTTCGTCAAGCTCCGCGCTTACGGCATGGACCCGACGACGGGACTGCTGGAAGACCTCGGCAACGCCTCGAGCGCCATGGGCAAGAGCTTGATGGATGCCGTCGAGATGATTGCCGACGCTTCGACTGGCGAGTTCGAACGCCTCAAGGAGTTCGGCATTCGCGCCAGCCAAGCAGGCGATCAGGTCACGTTCTCTTGGACTGAGAACGGCAAGACGCTGACGAAGACCGTCAAGAAGTCCGGCGACGAGATCACGAAGTTCATCCAGGAACGCTTCGGTGCGCGCTTCTCCGGCGCCATGCTTCGCCAGTCGAAGACGTGGAACGGCATGATGTCGAACCTGTCGGATAGCTGGACGGACTTTCAACGCAGGATCGGCGAGGGCGGATTTTTTGAGGCCGTCAAGCGACAGCTTGGCCGGGTGCTTGATTTCATCGCAAGACTGGACACTGACGGCACGCTTGACCGCTGGTCTGAAAACCTCGCATGGGCCTTCACCAAGGCGTCAAACTTCTTCGCGGACTTCGCCGAACGCATGGGCCGTCACTTCGGCACCATCTCGCGCGTCATTGCGGAGAACAAGGGCGCGTTCGAATGGATGCTCTGGGCTCTCGGCGCAATCGCTGTTCGCCTCTTCCCTGCGTGGGTGGCTTTCGGACTTCTCGCGGTCGCGATCGAAGACGTCTTGCAATGGATGGGCGACGGCAAATCCGTCATCGGCGACTTCGTTGCCGCAATGGAAGACTTTCTCGGCCTTGATCGTGGTCAGTTGAACGCCATCGCTGGAACTCTCCTGGGGCTCTCAGGGCTCGCGGTAGCTGCTGCGGGCGTTGGACTGTTCACTCTGTCACTCTCGCCTCTCACGCGCGCTCTGCTGGCGTTTGCGGCGGCATTCGCAGGGGCAAAGGCTGGATTTGAGTTCCTTCAGGGTCTCAAGACCAATCTGGACAACAAGATCGCCGGCACAAAGGCGGTCGACAATCCGAAGTCGAAGCCCGGTTACATCGAGAGCGCCGGCTACGACAGTGATGGCAAGTTCATCTACATGAACGGCGCCGCTCGCGTCGACAAGCCGACCGTCAACACGACTGAAGGCTTCACCCAGGATGCGCTTGATCTCAAGTTCATGCTCCAGAACGCCGAGGAAAACCTCGCGAAGATGGGCGCAGGGCAGGCAGGGGCAGCCGTAGAGAACACGGTCAATGATAGCTCTGACAAGTCGGTCAACGTCACGATCAATCAGACGGTCCAGCAGGCAACCGACGCTCCGGCTGCTGCTGCATCGGCTACGGCAAACGCTGCCGCTGGTGCTGCCAGCCGTTCGCTTCCGCCGCCGCGCTTTGTCCCTGGAGGGGTTTGATGGCTTCGATCATTGCCTTCTCTTCGGCCATTGGCCCGGTCCCGATCGATTGCGTGATCTCGGAGAAGCTGGAAAGCACCCTCGAGATCACCGAAATCGCCGTAGAGACGGGGTCGAAGATCACAGACCATGCCGTCGTGATGCCGAAGAAGATCACGCTGGAGCTTGCCAACGCCAACGCAGCGGCGAGTTACAACGCGATCGAGCGCTTTCAGGAAAGCCGCATCCCCTTCACGTTCGTCTCAGGCCTCAAGGTCTTTTCGAACATGCTGGTCAAGCGGCTGTCTGCCGAGCGTGACGCGACGTATTCCAAGATCCTCAAGGCGACGGTTGATCTGCAAGAGGTGATCCTCGTCGGGACGTCCTATGTGGCCGATCCGGCGGGGGACAATGCCACGCGAGGCAATCCAGGCGGCAAACAGTCCACCCGGGCCGCGCCGCCTTCCGCTGACCGGGCAACCGGCATTGCAGCAGAACGCGCGTCTGGGACCGTCCAGCTTGGCGACAGCGCCGTCACCTCGGCGACTGCTGCCGATCAGTCTTATCTCTCTCAGGTGTTTGGTGCGCAATGAACCGGATCAACATTCGCGACCATGCCGATCAGCAGTTCGGCACGATCATCAATGGCCGGCGCGTGACCATGCGCATTCGGAAGAACCCGACGACCGATCGCTGCACGCTTGACCTGTCGATCGATGATCAGCCGGTTCTGCATGGCCGGAAGATCGTGACGGGCGTCGATCTGCTTGCGCCCTTCCAGTTTGGCCTAGGAGTGATCTTCGCCGCCTCTCCGGCGGTAGACACCGCGCCGACGCTTGACGCGCTTGTGGGCGGCTCTGTTAGGCTTTTCAGCGCCAGTGAGGCGGAAGTCGAGGCTGCCTGATGCTCCAGTACATTCGCTGGGCGCGAGCCACGTTCGCGGGCGGTCTCAAGATCAACCAGCAGCACCCGCTGGTCGCGCCTCAGATCAAGATCGAGTTCAACATCTCGAAGAGCATTTCGAGCACCGCGAACACGGCAGACATCACGATCTATAACCTTGCCGAAAGCACCCGCAACGGGATCGGCAAGGAGTTCGACGCCATCACACTTGAGGCAGGCTATGCGCCGCCCGGGGAGGCTGGAAACGTCGGGATCATCTTCAAAGGCGCCGTGCGCGATGTCGAGCATCGCCGGGAAGGCCCGAACATCAAGACCATCATCTCTTGTGGGGATGGTGACGCGGCCTTTCGTCGGGCGACCATCAGCAAGAGCTTCCCAGCCGGAACGCCGGTCAAGGATGTGATTGACGAGATTGCCAAGGAGATGGAGGCCAAGGGCCTTGCGCGTGGCGAGTTCAAATATCCCGAGGCTCTGGAGGGCGAGACCTTCAAGCGTCCCTATGCTGCTTGTGGATCCTGCACTCGCGAGCTCGACACGATCGGCCGGGGAAATGGCTTCTACTGGTCAAGCCAGAATGAAACTCTGGAGATCATCCCCGGCGATGGCTTTGTCGGATCGGTAGCGGTCATCAGTCCTGAGACGGGCATGATCGGCACGCCTGCCATCACCGACAACGGCGTAAGGGTTTCGGCGCTGCTCAATCCTGAGATCCGGCCGAACCGCCGAGTGCAGATTAAAAGCCAGACGCTCGAAATGAATGCGGCGGATGGGATGTATCGCGTTTCCGCATGCACCTATTCGGGCAACAACATCGACGGCGAGTTCAAGGTCGATATCACGGGCGAAGCCATCCAAGGCGGCAAGGTTGACACGGGGATCAAACCATAATGGTAGGGCTCACCGGCAAGGCAACGACAGACCCGGCTGATGTGGTCGGCTCCGTCTCGCAAGCGGACAAGGATGCTCAGTGGGGGCCAATCCCCGGCGTGACCACATCGGCTTGGAACGGCCGCACCGTAAACGTCCGTCCGCTCTATCAGCCAACCGTCAACGGCGTGAAGCTGGAGATGCCGGAACTATTTGAAGTTCCGCTCGACCAGCCCTTCACGGGCAACGGCGGGATGACATTCCCGGTCCCGGTCGGAACCCCTGTGATGCTCACGCCTCAGATGCGGGCGCTGGACGATTGGGAAGAGGGCGGAGACGCGACGGCATATGATGCTCGATCGTTCCACGTTTCGACTATGCGGGCTTCTCTGAGCGGAGGAGAGGCACTTTCGCAGGACATACCAGATATTGACCTTGAGAACTTCCATCTCAGGGCCAACGCCTCCGGTTCGTTCGGCTTCAAAGCCTCGCCCGATGGCAAGTTTCAGATGAACGGCAACCAAGGCGACATCATCGATCTTCTCGCCGAGGTCTGCGAGACGCTTGGCGTTCTGACGACGACTGTCTCAAGCGGCTCATCAACCGGCATTTGGCCAATCACTCAACAGGCGCAGCTTGCCGCTTTGGCTGCCCGTCTTCGCGCAATGGTGCTGTAAATGGCAACTCGTCTCGGCCTGGCTATCGATCCGGTCACGAATGACCTTTACCTCGACGCTGCCGGCAACCTTGCGACCGTGACGGATGCCGAGGCAGTCGGACAGCACGCAAAGCAACGGCTGGGCACGTTCCAAGGTGAATGGGCATACGACACGACCGCAGGCGTCCCGTGGCTCTCGCAAATCTTGGGCAAGGGCTACGACCCGGCGCTCGCTGAAAGCGTGGTGAAGGCCGAACTGCTCGACACAGACGGTGTGACCGAAATCACGTCCTTCTCTGTCGGCTTTGAAAAGGGCACTCGCGGCCTGATCATCAACGAGGTGGAAGTCCTCACAGATTATGACGAGGTCGCGACCCTATGACCGATTATGGTGTTCTGCCGACCGGCTTCAGCCGTAAGCCGCTTTCGGTCATCATTGCAGAGATCGAGGCCGCGCTGATCACTGAGTTCGGTCCGGGCGTCATCCAGACGTCGCAGTCTCCACTTGGTCAGATCAATGGCATCTTCGCCGATGCTGTGGCCAAGATCTGGGAGATGGAAGAAGACATCTATCAGGCACTCGACCCTGACCAGGCAGAGGGCGGAAGGCTTGATACGATCGGGCGCATCCGTCGCATCTCTCGCGGCGTTGCGCAGTCGGATGAAAGCTTTCGCCAGGCGATCACGAACGCGGGCCAGGCGCGAATTGACCTTCAGGACATCAGCCGCGCCATTGCTGCTCTCGACGGCGTGACTTACTCGCATGTGTGGGTGAACGATACAGGCGAACCCGACGAGAACCTGATGCCTCCCGGCTCCATCTGCATCGCAGTGACCGGCGGCGATGGATCGGAGATTGCACAGGCTATCCGTCAGTACGTTGTCCCCGGCGTCACTGTCTACGGGACCACGATTGTGGAAAGCGTTATCGACGGATATTGCCGGTCGTTCCGCATCCTTCGTCCAATTGAGATTGAGGTAGATCTCGAGGTTGTCGTGCGCACGTCTCGCGATGCGCTCGGCTGCCCTCCGCCTTCGTTGTCCGCGATCAAGGACGCGCTCTTAGGAAATCTGTTCCTCCTCAACGGCGAGGATGTTTCCTTCTACAAGGTCCGGTCAATCATCGAGAGCCTGTTTTCGAATGTCGAGGTGGTGAGCATCACGGGCAGCCGAAACGATATCAGCCAGGGTGTAAACCAGCCGGTCGATATCGGGTTCATTGAGCGGGCTGTCCTGACTTCAGATACTGTCAGCGTGAGCGCCGAATAATGACCTACTTTGATCAGGAAACTTTCGTCGAGGACGGCGTCAATCTTGTCCTGACCCAATACCGCGAAAGCCCGAAATTGCTTCACCTGATCCGCACCTATCTGCGGGCGGCGTTGCAGGCAACGGATGCGATCTGCACACTGCCCGATTTCTTCAATCTGGACACTGCGACAGGCGACCAGTTGACCATTATTGGCAAGTGGATGGGGTTCCCGCGCTGTCATTGCGTTTGCGACATCCAACCGGTCTTTGGCTTTTCTTGCGGTCAAACTGACATAATCAGTCCTGTTGTAGGCTTCTGCGAGGAAGCAACTTGGCAGGGCTGCGACACGCCGGGGATCTCGGAAATCTGCATCAATGATGATG